AAAATACTCCCTTATCTGTTTTGTGCCGTAAGTCTGTTCTGTCTTTACTCCAGAACAAACCCAGCTACCCATATCTGTTACGCCGTCATGTCCATCTATGTACATAAAGCCCCTCCTACTCTGTTACGTCTGTGAGAGTGAGTTCACTTGTTACTTCAACATTGTGAATTACGACAAGCTCAGAACTTGGATGTTTTTCCAGAAGTTCTGCATAGAAGGTTTTTGTTTCAGCTTCATTGCCGCTGAATACAACAGTGTGTCCTTCGCCATCTTTTGTTACAGCATAGATATAAGTTGTGTCACCTGTTTTAATAAGAATTGAATACATATTATTCCTCCAGTTCGGATTTCTGTTTTATAAGGAGAGAATAATAGTGATAAATGATTAAATTAAATGAAAAGACCTATTCTTCTGTATAAATTCCGCCCCAGAGTTTATGTTCGTACAACTTCTTGACAGCGGCATCGGCCCAGTCTTTTCTGTCATACTCACCTGCAACTACTGCATATTTACCATCTTTACATCTATAAACATGAGGCTTTGAAAACAATTTTGGAATCCTTTTCAGAGCAGCTTTCGCTTTCTGCTCTGAATTATGAAATTCGTAAACTACCATGAATCTCATTTTGTACCCTGTACTTTTGTCATCGCAAGCATTTTAATCGCAAGGTCTTTTACCTTACTTGTGTCTTTATCACAAAGCAGCTTGAGAGGACACTTCTTACACTTAAGTCCAGAGCATCCGTGTTCAGAAATGTGTTCAAGCATAACCGGAATATACATTTCCTTTATAAATTCAGTATTAGCCTGTGGCTTCCCCATACCACGCATTGACTGTTTTGCAGCCCACTTTGCAAATTCTTTCGGAGTCATTCTGCACCTCTATGGATCATATCGTTTGCTTCATCAAGATATTTCTGTCTTTCAGTTTCTTTTTCACACTTCTGAATAAATCCCTTTAAGCCTTTTATGTCACTAATAAGAATGTCACACCAGGCTTTAAGCTGTTCGCTTTCAACCTCTGAGTCATCTACCGTAGAACACAAAGCATTAAAAATTGTATATGCTCCACTTTCGTGAAAATAATTACCGATTGGAGTTTCTTCTTCCTGACGAATTGTCATAAGCACCTCAACAAAATAGCACAGTTTCCTCTCTTGTCCTGCCAACGACATTTGCAAGAGAACCCCCTGTGCAATGGGTGATGAATTCATTAGGTTTATTCACGGTACTTTTCATGGGAGGTTCGTACCGCTATGGGTGTAACAGGAATCGAACCATGTAAAGTCATTGTACTTCTGACAACTGAGGCACTAGTTCACTCAGCCTGCTTTTCCAATCACACATACACCCAAATCTGTCGGCACTCCGAGTCGAACGGAGGTAAGGAAGTGGACGTAAAAACCTTGTTTTACCGCTAAACTATACCGACATGAGAGTTATTCAAGCGACACTCTCAAACGCTCTTCGAATAGGGAGGGGCCTAGAACGAAGTGGGAAAGGCAAGTTTCGGAGTTGAACCGAAAGAAGGAAAACCTAATTTTAAGGAGATAAAGAAAACCTTCGTGAACCGTCACCTTGCCAATTAATTAACGATTGTCTCCATTTCCGTGGATAACATTTCGTTCTCGTCTCGAAGTCAGTTTGTTAATATTTTCCTGCATCACTCTCTCCATACTTACATTCATAAGTGTACAGAGTTCTGCTACAAACCAACAAACATCACCAAGTTCCTTGATAATAGCCTCTTTGCGTTCATCATCTATAACGCCATCATTATCACGGATAGCCTTGGCAAACTTTCCAGCAACCTCACCTGCCTCTTCTGTCAAACCCATTACTGGATAAACATAATCAACACGAGTTGCTACATCACCTTTACTGACAAACGGCATTGTATAATCTGCAAAACCGTGTGCAGCCAACTGATATTCATTTACATTCATTTGCTTTTCCTTTTTCTCCCACCTGCAATAAAATACCTTTTGACATGGCGTTTCTCATGGAATCTATTCTCAACTTCAACCATTTCTGAGTCGATCTTGATACCTTTATCCTTCAATTCCCATACACGAGCTGATAACCTACTCTCTCCAAGGTCTACAAAGGCCTGAAGAGAAGTAATGCTGCCAAACTCAGTGATGTAATCAAAAACCCTCTGCTGGGTTGTATTCAACACTACTTCTGTATTTTTCATAGGCTATTAATAAGGAATGTCCTCCGGGAATCCATCTTCTGCTGTTGCTGGTGGAACGTTTGAACCTGAACCACTTCCAGAGTTATCGAATGGCGGAATAATACGGTTAGCCATAAGTACATAAGCACTCTGCTTCTGGCCGTCCTTCTCCCACTTTTCCTGGATAAACTCACCATCAATAGTAATAGGAGTTCCTTTCTTCAAACGCTTAGTGTAGAACTCTACCTGCTTCTGTGATTTGAACCACTGCTTGAAATTAAAGAATGAAGCTTCCTCAACCCATTCACCGTTCTTCTTGTAGCTGCGATTTACAGCAATACAACCAGAGATAAGAAATGCTTCACCAATCTGCTTTGACTCAACATCCTTTACCAATCTTCCGGTTTTTACATCATAGTTTACATCTGTCATACCAGACCTCGCTTTGTTAGTAATTTATACTGCGAGTATACGAGCAGATTGTTTTGTAAAGTTTCTATTTGTCTACAAACCGATTTGTGAATAAAGATATTTTTTAAATTTATTTTTTATGCAAAATTATTACACGTTTTATAAAGCCATAAATATCTATTGTTACCTACTAACAAACCCTTAAAACACACGTTTTCGATAGTGTAAAAAACCATAAACTTAAATTTTAATTTAATTATTTTTCAGAACTATGCTAAAGGCATGATTGAATATTTTTTAGAATCTGAAACGCCTAGTAAAAAAAACTCGAAGGTCTTTAATACTAAGACTCATCGTATGTTTCCTTCTGCAAAATACAGAGCCTGGCACGAGTATGCCGCACTTATGCTTAAGAGAAAGATAACAGAATGTATTGCTGAGAAGTGTTATGTGATACTTATTTTTCAGCACGGAGATAACATCCGTAGAGACAGCGACAACGGTGTAAGTTCAATATTTGATATGCTGGTAGACTTCAAGGCTCTGGAAGATGACAGATGGCAGATCGTAAGACACCACCACGTCTTTAATACTTATGAGAAAGGTAAGCCTTGGTGTCGTGTAATAATTTATAGACCGGAAGAAAAAGAGAATTACAAAGCTGCTTTAATCAAGTGCATTGAACAGTATGAATAATTCAATCTTTAATTAAAGCAGATTCAAATGGACTTTGAATTAGTATGGACATATTCTAATGGCATATCTTCGTCAGAAGGAGGATTACCAGAGAACTGATAACAAAGATGAGCCTGGGCCATAAGTAACGTTCGGTAATCATGTTTGCATCCACGGTAATATTTAAGCAACTGTATTTCTCCAGTTGTAATATCAAGACCGTTTGTTGATTCACCTTTTATAAGATATTCAACAGACACTCCTAATACTTCGGCTACTCGCTGTGCAACATCTGCTCTAGGATACCCAGTCTTCCAACCGTTAATAGCAGCTCCAGAAACCTTCACTTTATTACCCAACTCATTTAGGGATATACCCTTTTGATTAGCTAAGTCTTTACATCGTTCATAAAAGGTCATACACACCTCTCTATAAAATTATCAGTTTTTATTAACTTTTCTTAACAATTATATTGACTTATTAACCACTGTGATATATTATAGTATTAAGTTTGGTTAATGTAAAGCAATTTTTGTTAACCGTATACTCTCTTAAACTGAATATAGCATATCAGAAATTGAGAGAAAAATCAAAATATCTACAATTCGGTTTGTAGATTTTATAACAAACCAGTTGGTCTGGCAGGTGTAAAATCTGCCTAGTAACAACCACTAATAAAAAGTAGACGCTTCGTGACTGATTATCACAGGTCTTGAATGTGGGAGTAAGAGACCTAATCACCCTCTTATTCATATTTATCGGAACGTTCCGTAATCAACCTTTTCATTCAAAGGAGCATAGAATGAATACAGTTGAAAACGGATTCAAAATTGTGAATGTAGATAATTCACAGTTAGACAAACTCAAAAAAGAACCTAATGCTTTTGATAACGGAGCAGAAAAGGTTCTCGAATCTCTTGAATTGTTTATTGATGATCTTGAAGCAAGGTACTACTACGATTCAAAGATTCCTTATGAAAATATGTTCAATGCCCTGAAGTGTGTTGTAAAAAGTGCCCAGGAAAGCGTGAACATAAGAAACGCTATCATGACCGGAATTATACAAGAAGTTCCGTCAGAAAAAGTAAAGATTGAAAGGGAGGAAGAAAAGGTTGTAAAGCAGCCTAAAGCGAGAGTGAAGCTTGATGTAGAAGAGGTTCGTGAATATGCAAAGGGTAAAACACTTGCAGAGATTGCGGCCCACTTTGGAGTTGAAAAACAGTACATCAAGAATTTTGTGAACTGGCACAACATTGAGTATCAGTTCAGCAAGAGTGGTCGTAAGCCACTTTATAGTGTCGAAGACATCAAGAAACTTGCCCAGAGTATGACAGTTTCACAGATTGCTAAAGTATATATGGTCAGCGATGATCGTATCAGCAAGTTCTGTAAGAGAAACGGAATTACTTGTAAGAAGTAAGTTTAATAAGGATTTTTTTATGAATTATAACATAACCAACGGCGTGAGAAACCGTGGTAACATAACTGCAAGAAATACAAGAGCCTTTTATCAAGGTGGCTTTACGACAGTTTTCTTGCAGTGACTGTCACGGAAATCTCAACCGGAGCCACTTTGGTAAAGGGCTTTTTATTTTTAGACGTGGGAGTAAAAATTATGGAAGATACAGAATTTTTTAATACAAAAGAATGGTATTTAGGACGCAATGTTGCTAAATGGGTAAATTGTTTCGAGCCAAAAAATATTGGAAAGTTAGTACAAAAACGAGAGTTTGAAATTAGAGATAGAATTGAAAGAGATATGACCAATCTTTTTACGCTCTGTTTCTTAAACCCAGGAATAGAATGGTATGATTGGGCTACCACAGAATCAAAAACTGCAGAATTAGAGGACTTCTATTCTTGGAGTAATATTCAAATAATAAAAGAAAGAGTTAAGAATATGCCGTATAAAGACTTTCTAAACACTTTATATTGGGATTTAGTAAGAACTATAAAAAAAGAAAACGTAAACTATAAATGTGAGTTATGTAATTGCAGCCATAGTCTAGCAGTACACCACAAAACCTACGAAAATCATGGAGACGAATATCATCACATGGATGATTTAATCGTTCTTTGCTCTAATTGTCACGCAAAATTTCACGACAAATTTGTGGAGGCTGAATAATGAAACACCTATTTGATACTAACGTTGCTAAGATTTGTGGTGTTGAAGAAGCTATTATTCTCGAAAACATTTACTTCTGGTGTAAGAAGAATGAAGCTAATAACAAACTCACTAATGGTAAACCTTGGACTTACAATAGCGTAAAGGCCTTTAATACAATTTTTGATTATATGTCACCTTCAAAAATTGCCAGGTCCTTAAAAAATCTTGAGAGTCAAGGTTATATTGAAATTAGCGAGTTTAATGCAAACGCTTATGATCATACTAAATGGTATTGTATCACAGATAAAACTCGTAAAGTTTTTGGTGAAGAAAATGAAAAATCGATTTGTCATTTTGACAAATCGAATGATAATTTTGACAAATCGAATTCACAAAAAACAGAAATCACTATAGCAGATATAAACACAAATAATAATCCAAATAAAAGCATATATACCTGCGACGATTTTCCAGAAAACCCAACTTCTGACTTCCCAGAAGACACAACATCTGCTAACGCAGATAGTGTTATAAAAACTCGTAATTACCCTTACTCACAATTCTACTCTCTTCACTCTCGTTTATATAAACATCTTGTTGAGAAAGGAAAGATACTGAATAAGCCTCTTGTTTATAACTACAAAGTTATAGGAAGCCGTTTTAAGAAACTTCTAGCAAATCCATTCTTCACAGAAGAAAAAATCTTGCGTGGAATTCAGAATGCAGTAAATGACGAGTCTTGTCTTGAAAATAACTTTGCATTACTTCCAATGCTATCCGAAGCAAACCTTACCAGACTTATCGAAGAACGATATATCACTTTAAAAAAATCTAATTATCAGAAAAAACGTGATGAAGCAATCGAACGCTCTAACATGATTACTGATGATGACGAATACAAACTTTTTTAGGAGGACAAAATGGAATTAAACGGAAAACCTGTAGACGAACTTCTTGCAAAGCAGTTCAAGTCAATGCAAGAAGAAGCAGATAAAAAGACTCCAGAAATGGAAGCCAAGTTTGCAGAAGAAGAACGTAAAAGGCTTCTTGAAGAGGCTCTGGAACGAGTTGAAGCTTCTAACAGAAACGCAGAGATACCAAGACGTTTCTGGGATGCTTCATTCTCTAAATTTCCTTCCGAGATAAGTGAAAGAGCAAGAGAACTTTGTCTTAAAGAAAGGTCAGATACTATTTTTATTATGTATGGCACAACTGGACGGGGAAAAACTACTACTCTCTGCTCTGCAATTCATGCCAGAGCATTCGAAGGTGTCGGAAGTTCGTATTATTTCACAATGCGTAATTTGGAGATGATTTTACGAAGATGCCGAACTTACGGAACTGATGAAGATGAAGTTTCATTCGTCCGAAGACTTTCAGAGACTCCATTTCTTTGTCTTGACGAAGTGGGAACTTGCTTAAATACAGTTGACGAAGTGAACTTTTTGTCTACTGTAATCAGTAATAGATATGACAACTGTCTTCCAACATGGATTGCAACAAACCTTACACCAATAAAATTTAAGGCGTTCCTTTGCAACATAAGTATCGAGGGAAAGACAGAACAGGAACTTATTGAATTAAACGAAAAACTTATAAATAAATCAGTTATTTTGAACAGAATTAAATCTGTCGCAGTAGAAGAAACTTTAGTAGGCGAAAGTTACAGAGGAGTACACAATGGCGACAACCCAGAAGCTTAATGACGAATATTCAGAAAAATGTTTAATTGCAATTATGCTTACCAACAGCGAAATGGTCGATATGATCAGCGGCACTGTCGATAAGGAATACTTTTATAATCTTACTCACAGATATATCTACGAGAGAATCTGTAATCTCCGTAAAAACGAGAAACCAATCAACTTCGTAACTGTTGCTGAAGAAGAAAAAACTATCAATGAGCAGACAAAACTCAGTACATACTGTGCCGGACTTTCAAATCTGGTGTCTGGCTCTTCTGAATGGGAGTCTTATGTAAACTCACTTGCTGATTGTTATGCAGAAAGATTGTCACGAAATATGGCTAACTCGTTCCTTGATGATAATTCTTCTGCAAGCATCAACGAACGTGTAGACAAACTTATCAATGACTTGTCTAAGGTTTCTGTAAGAAAGAATAACGGATATTCAATGAAGCAGCTTGCTTATGACAATGCCGCCCAGGTTGAAAGTGCCTCAAAAGCACATGTTCTTTTCACAGGTTTTGAAAGCGGATTTGAAAACCTTGACACAATCATTGACGGTTGGCAGGAGGGCACTATGTATGTAATTGGTGCTCGTCCATCAATTGGTAAAACTGCATTTGCACTTGCTATTCTTGTTGGTCTTGCTCGTAAAGGAACTAAGACTTCAATGTTCTCTCTGGAGATGTCTGCCAGTTCACTTTATTACCGTATGGTTGCCGCCATGTCGGGCATTCCTATGTGGCAGATTCGTAAAGGTATTATCGGAAATGTTTCAAAGTATTTGCACTCCGGAAACATTTTAAGTGAATTGCCAATTTCAGTATTCGATTCTGATATTGATAACGACAAGAAACTTTACGCTCGTATCAGATACGAAGCAAGAATTAAAGGTTCTAAGGTTATTATGATTGACCACCTTGGACTTATTGAAGTGTCTGACAGTTCCGGTCAGCGTTACGTTGATGTAGGCCGCATCACAAAGACACTTCATAAAATGGCAAAAGAATTGAAAGTATGTATCGTTGTACTTGCTCAGTGTGGTCGTGAAGCAGAGGGAAAGAAACCTAACCTTGCCCTTCTCCGTGAGTCTGGAAATATCGAACAGGACGGAGATGTAATCATGCTTCTTCACAGAAAACGTGAGATTACAGATACAGAAGAAAAAGACCCACTCGCTGAACTTCCGACAGATGTAATCATTGCAAAGAACCGTGACGGACGGACCGGAACTGCCACCTTTGCATTCCAACCAACAACCATGCGGTTCAGGGAAGACGTTGGCCGTTCTGTCTTGGACGATCTTGGAGAGCGTAACGGAACGACAAAGAAGAAGGAATATAAAGATGAGATACCGTTCTAAAATACGGTCTCGACTGTACGTTACTGCAGATAGACATCACGAAGGTGTCTATTTTGCAAGGACAGAAGAGGCTTTGTTTTGCAGGTTCTATCAGAGTTCTTATGGGTGGGAACTCTGGATTTATCCGTGGCGGATAAGAAGACGTGCTCATACATTGACTGAAACACTTAATGTAATTGATGCACTGTTTAAGAAGTATTGGAAGGAGATTGAAGAATGATTGCTGAAAAGATACAAGAGTTTGTCGCTCAGTCTCAAAAGAATTACGCAGAACAAACAGAAGCGATTATGAGAGAATTTATTGAAAAATATAAAATCTCTGAAGAAATGTTCAATGCTTTTGTAAACACGGAATACAGAGATTTTATATGGGGAGATAAATCTTATATCGTTACATGGCAAGGTATACCTGTATTTACAGCTTACTTTGCAAATACTTATGACAAAGGAACTCTTCATTCTTCATTATATATCCAAAAGGGGAAATGGTAATGAGATATACAATTGAAAAGGAAAACGAAGTAAAGCGTCTTGCTGCAGAAGGTAAGTCTTCTTCTTACATCTGCTCTGCAACCGGAATTTCTGAACGAGTAATCTGGAACTGGTGTCCTGAGACCAGACCTCACGACGATGTAATTAAATGGTCCGTAAAACAAAGGTTTCATAGCGTTCTACCAGAACTTGAAGCCCGAATCTCTGCAGCAGTATCACCTTGCGTAAAGGCTTCTATCTCAGAAGACGAATGGGAAAATCTGAATAAAGTAATCAACGCTACCCTCTTTGAAGAAGCCATTATCGTATTCAGAAATCTCCTGGAAGAACCGCCGGAGTTTGGTAAGGATAAGAAACTTTCTAAAGAACCTCTACTCGACTACTTCAGACGTTTCTGGTCTATGAATTCTGAATATGTAAAGAACAAGGGCCTTAAAGAAAATTATGTAAAGACAAACCACGACTCAGTTCACTACTGGTCTATGTTCCGTAAGAATAAACTCTACGAGATCAACACTGGCGACATTGAACGATTCTATGAACATCTTTGTGAAAAAGAATTATCTCAGAGCCGTATAAACGCAATTATGAAAGTAGGCCTAATACCTCTCAAATACGCATATGCAAATGGACTTATCTTAAACCGATGCCACGAATTCTATCTGCCTGCAGTTGAAAAGAAAACTTACGACCTTACTTCCGTAGAAGTTTCAAAGATATTCAACACTACTTGGGAAGATTCAGAAGCATACCTTGCTAACCTACTCGCTTGTAACTTCCGGCTTCAAATCCAAGAAGTAAGAGCATTGCGTATCTGCGATATCTGGGAAGACGAGCTGAAAGTAAACAACATCTTCTCTGACGCTCTCCACGAAAATAAAAACAAGAGAGTGCTGCCGTTATCATCGTTCTTCAGAGATGCTATCCTTCGTTATGTCAGCACTTCACCCTACACCAACTTTCAGCCTACCGACTACATCTTCTTCTCAGAAAACCGAGATAGACCTGCTCACGGTAAGAAGTGGAGTCAGAAACTTTCTGAAGCGTGTGCAGAAAACTCTATAAAAAAAGACGTGTCATTCCGTACCTGGTCTGCCTAACAAACTGGTTTGTCTAGCGATTAAAAGTTGTCTAAGGGTATCTCACTTATACTGCTAATGTAAGGAGGTTGTATATGACAACTATGACAAAACAGGAAGCTGCAGATTACATGAAGGTTTGCCTTTCCTCATTTAAGAAAAATATTCAGCCGGAAGTACCTGCAATCAAAATTGGCCGCAGAGTATTGTTTGACGTAAAAGACTTGGATGCATATATGGAAGCTCACAAGGTTGCAGGAGTTACAGAATGATTCCAGGACAGACACCTCAACCTAGAAAAAGGTTGGATAAATCTATTTTCATAATGCTTATTTTGTTAGTTTTGGTAATCATTGCTGCACTCGGAATTATTTGTTATATGGCAGGTACGAAACATGCCTCTCGTTACGCAGTTGATTTTACAATCGAAAGTTTTACTAAAGATGAACGAGAACCTAAATACAAGTTTATTCCGGCAGAATTATCAAACTATATCTGTGATATGTGCGATGAACTTGGCCTTGATTCCGATTTATCTGTAGCAAGACTTATGGTTGAGAATCCAGAGTTCAATCCGGAAGCAACTCATAGAAATGAAAACGGAACTATTGATATAGGCTTGTGGCAGCTTAATGATTATTACTTGTGGACCTCATTCAAAAACAGATACTGGTTTGACAATATTCAACTAGACCCATTCAACTGGAAACATAATACCTATATTGCTTTACATCACATGAAGTATTTAGATGATAAATTCAAACTGCAGGATGACGCAATTATGGCATACAATTGCGGCGAAGGTAACGTAATGAACGGAACAATTCCTGCTTCAACAAGAGCATACCTTGCAAAGGTAAAAAATAATTTATTTCTATTAAAAGGTGAATGATTGAAAATGTTTAATTGCAAAAAGGAAGGTGAGGAAGAAGAATGAGTTTAGGCGAAGTAGTTGGAATTGTTATCGGAGCAATCTTAGGATTGATTATTTGCTTAGTTGCTCATTACTGGGAAAAGGAGAACGAAGAATGACAGAAGAACTTAAACAGAAAGCAAAAGAATTTATTGATAGGATAAACAAAGAATCTGATGGTATGTGGCTTAATAATTACTATCTTTCAGATTTGCTTGTAATGTTTGCAACTGAAAACGGTATTCAATGGCACGATTTGAGAAAAGACCCGAACGATTTACCCGAAAAAATTAAATTGGTGCTTATTCGTCTTGTAGGTTGTTATGTTTTAGGTTGGTATGACGGAATTGATTTTTACAATGATTGTAATAAAGGCGAGAAAATACCAAAAGAACTTTTTATCGCTTGGTGTGAAATCCCACAGTTTAAGGAGTAAGACTATGACAAAATATCAGCAAGAGTTTTTTGATTATTTACAGACCTTAGAAAAGGAAAATCCTAAACACGTTTCAACCGCATTAGATTATTTTTACAAGCAGTGGAATATGTACGAAAAAGACGGAGTAAAGGACAGTATGCGAATTGCTATGGAAAGCACAATAGCATTTGTTGGACTTCCTATTACAGTACATCTTAATTGAAGGAGTAAGACTATGCCAGATATGAACGAAAACGCAGAAACACAACAGGAGTATTTTGGAGTACATACAGATAATACAGATGTTATCGCAAACGCTTGTAAAAAGATTGCAGACCTTGAAGCACAGATTGAGAAAATGAAGTGTTGGTGTAACTGCAAGAACTATCTATCGTGCCTTGAAGAATGTTGCAGAAAGAATATCTCTTTTGAAAAAGGGATTTGTTATAACTGTAAAAAATGGGAGATAAAAGAAAATGACGTTTGTTAAAGTTTTTGATAAAGACGGTGAAACTATAGACTTGAATGTTTCTCTTATACTTAAAGTAGAAAAACGTAAGGAAGATTTTTGTTTTGAGCGAGCAATAATTACAGACGTATTAGGTAATAAATATGAATCTTTAGCAGGATATGAAGATTTCCTTATTAAGGTTTGTATAGACGATAAAGAAGTTTTAAAAGACCTGTTGAAATAGTTTTAAGGAGATAAAAGAAAATGACTAAAGACGAACTGAAAAAGGAAGCAGAAGAAAAACTTGAACAAGAAGTCTTGGATTGGGTAGACAATGAATTTAGAGACAAAGTAACTGCTAAACGTTGTCAGACTTTCTTCACTTACTCAGAATTAGTACGTTCAATTTTTGATTTTGCCGAGCCAAGAGAAAAGCGTATTGCAGAACTTGAAAAAGAAAACGCAGAACTGAAACTAAAACTTGAAGCCTTAGACGGAGAAACACCTTGGAAGGACATAAAGGACAAAAGCGAAGTGATAGGACAACTCACCAAAGCAAAGAAGATAATTAAGGTACTTCTGCACGCCCTTAAAAATGAAGATTCTGATTATACGTTTGCACTAGAAAATACACACCCTATACTTACAGAAGCAGAACAATTCTTAAAAGAAAGCGAGGTAAAATAATGCACTGTCCTAAATGTAACAAAAGAATGAAAAAGCAACTATGGGGATTTTGCTATTATTATGTTTGTGAATATTGCGGACATATAATTCTTACAAGCGAGGTTGAGAAATGATTGTTGGCATAGTGCTATTGATTTTAGCAAGTTTTCTAATGGCTGTTAATGAGAAACTAGAGGAGGAATAAAATGGCAAAGATTAAAATTACAGTACGTTGGTTTGACGGTTTCAAAAGGGATTTCTTTCCTGTTGAGTATGAGTTTGGCAATTCTTATTTGTGGCTGAAGTTTGAAGATAAAGAAGAATGGCTTCCACTTGTACAGGTGCGAAACATTAAGACAAGCGAGGTGGAAAAATGACAAGAGAAGATGCACGTAGTATCTGGCAAATAATTAAAGCATACGGTGAAGGTAAAACAATTGAAGTGTATTCAGAACATTACGGAAAATGGATTGAACCACCAGAACCGCTGTTTAATGAAGGTGAAAAATATCGTATCAAGCCAGAAGAAAACTACACAATCGAACAGAACTGTGGAGAAAACAGAGTTGAAGGTGGAGTTTTAAGTGTAAGTGGTTCGGTATCAGAAAAGAAATATCGCCCTTTCAAAGATTTTAATGAACTTATAGAAACTTTTTGCGAAAAATGGGAAGAAGAAACAGGTTATTCTTGGGCGGAGAATCCAGTAAAACTTGCAGTACCTTATATTTGGTTAAGTCATAAAAAAGTAAACGCAAAGAAACTTATTACATCTTATGATTATATACCAGAGTTAGAAGAAGATGTAGTTGAATTGGGTGATATGAATTACACAATGAAAGAACTTTTTGAATTATGGGAGTTCTTAGACGGTTCGCCAGTCGGTAAGTTGGAGGAATAAATGGCAAAGAAAGGACTTAAAGAGCAGTTAGATGTATTTGAAACTTACATCAACGATGTACCGTTAGTTATCGACCCTTGTAAAATGTGTGCGTTCATTGATGATGATAAAGAAAGTCATATTGATAACATAGATATGTGTAAGCAGTGTTGTTGGTATTATGACAGCCAGTTTAGATTAAAGGAGAAGAAATGAAAGAAGGGTTGTTTATTGCAATTGTTTTTCTAATTGTATATTTTGGATTGTTTTTGTTTGGAGTTTGCCGATAATTAAACTATGAAATGGTTAAGAAATAGAATTGAATTATTAAAGAACGATAAGCAACTTGCTCTGATTATGTTACTCCATATCGTTTTAATCGGTTTGCACGTCTACGAATGGAAAGTCGGTGATATTGAATATTACTGGTATCTCCGTGCAGGTGGATGCGGACTGATTTCTCTTGGTATATTCTTTTTTGGAAGAAAAGGACTTGCTTGGAGTTTAATGATTTTCGCTTGTACTCTTGTCTATATCAACAACTTCTACAACTACGCAACGATATTTTTTATGTTGATTGCTATTGGTGCAGACCCGAAACTAAAGAAGATTGCTCCGATTATTTATCTTATAAACATCTTTGTTGCTTACACAATGAAGCGTTTAGGTATAACTCCGTTTGCGATTCATTTGATTTACTGCGTGATGTTCTATACCAAGATAAACTATGTCTTTGCAATTCACAAGCCAGAGAAACTTAATCTTACTGATTCTGAAAGACAGATTATCGACTTGAAGTTACAGGGTAAACAGCAGAAGGAAATAGACTTGTATTCTCAACAGACTATATCTGCAAAGATGAAGTCAGCAAGAGAACGAAATCTCTGTGAGACAACAGAAGAACTTATGGCGAAGTATGCAAAGGAGAAAGAGAATGGATAATGTATATAAGGTTAGATTTCATAGAGGTGGTCTTAAAGAATCTATGGAAACTTATTTTGAACCTAAAGACTGGAAAGATTTTTTAGAACATTGTAAGGCGGAGGATGAAGATATTATTCTGCGTTCTATTAAATGTGAACTCTATGACAAAGAACCAGACGATAGAATTGGTTGGAAACAAACTTGGATTCTTACTTCAAGATGTCGATTTGGATACAGACTTAAACGTTATCCTTTTGGTTTTTGCGATAGAGATATTATGCAATTAAAGTAACGATTCAAGTACAATTCAACTCACTTCAAGTTGCTACCGTACTAAACTGACCCGATAATAGACCTCGGTGACAAAGGAGGTTTATTATGAATAAGCTGGAATTAAAAGCACTCTGGGAATACGCAGAAACACTTCCTAAAGGTTCTAAACTATACGAAGAAGCAAAGCGAATACTGATTAAAGAACTTAGCAAGGAAGTGAAGAAATAAGCTGCTAAAACCAATCTCACCTCTCCCCTATTTTAATCAAATTATTTTTCTAACGCATAATGACCATAGAGGTTGTTATGCGAAACGGAATTCAATCAGTATTTATCACAATTGGAAACGAAGCTTGTTTCTTTCTGCAGCTCTTAAACATTGCAGAAAAAGAATCCGGCCATAACATCGACATTGAAACTGCAGCCTGGCTCTGCTCTCTTAAAAACTATATCTACTTAAATTGGAAAGACCTTACAGACAAGAAGAACTTCCTTGTTCGAGAACATGCAAAAATTCTTGAACTTTTTACCGGTAAAAAATGGTCTTATACCAACGAAACTCCTTCATACAAAGCAAAGAAAAATGAATACATAATAAATGAATGGAAGAACGGTTCTTACACTCATTTTGACAGCGATGACTTTCATTCCCTTCAAAAGTCGAACACTATTGATAATGGAAAGATTGTTTCTCGGCGTGTGTTCAAGATTGTATAAGGAGCATAACTATGACGGAAGACACAATTTTGTACAGATTGGACAGTATCGACAAAAAGCTTGTTGATTTACAGCAGCTTATGACACAGACGGCCTTGCAAGAACAGCGTTTGCAAAATCTTGAAATATCTTTCAAAGAAATAGAGAAAAAAAAAGACAAAAATACAGACCGATGGCTTTCTCCGTTAGTCTCTGCAGTAATATCCGGCATAGTAGCCTTCATCTTCATAAAAATAGGACTAAAATAAAAGAGGATAAACATGGACGAAAAAGAAACAAAAAAGACAGACAGTCGTAAATTTGTTGTATGGCTTGTCTGGCTGATTATCACAATCCTTGTGATTGCATGGTGTGCTTTGGTAATGATTATTACCAAGCAGATTCAAGATCAACTAATTGGACTTGTTGAAAAATCGCTTTCATATTTCTTTGCAGTTTCAATGATGTATCTTGGTGTTAATGTTGGTCAGAAAGTCGGACTTGCATTTGCAGAAAAGCTTATGCCTAAAGGAGACATAGATTATGTGGAAGATTCTGCTGATTGAAGCTGCCGTAATCGCAATTCTTATTCTTGTTCTGGTAATCATATTCAAGGCAATGAATTCTCTGAAAAAAGAGAATAAACGTCTGGAAGGAGAACTTAAAAGTGCGAAGACGAACATTGCGTATCTTTATCGAAATGCCGAAGAAGTTGCGAAGATTGAGAAAGATGAAAAGAAAGTTTCAGAGGAGATAAATAATGCAAAATCTGATGAAGAAATTTTTAACATTGTTAATACTGTTATTGCTGCTAACAATTCCAGGGTGCGTAAGTAAACCTAAAGCAGAAATAGTTCTTCCACCGGAACCGCAGCGAAATGAATTGTCAGAAGCACATTCTGTAGCGGACCTTGGAGAAAGAATAAATTATTACGAACACCTTGTTCAGCTTTGGGAAAATTGGGCCTTGGATGTTAAAGGCATATTAAAAGGGTATAACGACAATATTGTCGAAATAAAATAACGGAGGAAAATCTATGAAGAATTTCTGTACAATCGTAGGCGTAATTGCCTTGGTAGCCGGAGCTGCTATCGCTAACTTCACTTCAATTCCATTTGCATCTTACATTGGTATCTTTGGAGAAGCACTTGGTCTTGTTCTGACTGTAATCGGAACTTGGAAAAAAGCCGAAAAGAAGACCTGGAAAGAAGGTGTTACAATTGCTTGTTTCATCGCTTCTGCAGTTCTGCTTGGAATTGCCGGAGTTTCTAAAGATGTTGCAGTTCAGATCGCAACTGCCGTTGCAGGTGTTGTCGCTCTGATTGCAAGTTTGATTATTAACTTTATTCCAAAGAAAAAAGCAAAAAAATAATTTAATAACCACGAGGGAATATTATGCCGACTACAATGTATTCTATCTATGCAGGACACTACCCTACTCCAGCGATTGCTAAAGGAGATGTCGCTAAGATCAATAAACTTGGATTACAAGGTTTTGTATTCTCTCGTGGTGAACATTACGCATTAAAAGTATTTTCATCACCAGATGCTGCAAAAGCAGATATTGTAAAAAAATCACTTGAAGCAAATGGTTTTGTAACCGAACTTGAAATGATAGACCTTACAAAAAATCTGCATATAAATCATTAATTCAAGTAACGATTCAACCTCAATTCAACTTAATTCAAATGTCACTTTTCCTTTATCATTTTTAATGGTAGGAGGAAAACTATGCACATTAAAGTTCGTAATATCAACCGCTGGTTCAGCACAGCAACTCGTGATGATGTAAACACACTTCTGTCTAAGATTATTTTATCAGAAAGACAAACAAGAATTTTTGAAATGTTTTATTTGAAGCGGCAATCTATTGGATTTATAGCTGATACTCTTGGAGCCAGTCAGCCGGTAATCTGCAGAGAATTAAACATTATCAGAGATAAGATTTCGACAATAATTCAATAACAATTCAAGAACATCAAACCTCTTCTCAGTGCTAATCTTTACTCATAAGGAGTAACGATATGGTACCGTATAATCCAGTTAATGATTTCTATTTACGCAACGCACAAGCAGCAATGCAAATGCCAGCTTATCAACACACTTTCCCACCAACCCCACAACAGCCTCAGATAAAAACATACTTCGTAACAGGTGTTGAAGAAGCTAGAGCAGCAATGATTGATCCTCTGGCCACAAATATTTTTCTTGATACTAGTACAGGGAAAATTTACATGAAGAACATGGGAAATGACGGAAAGCCCCAGTTTCTTTCCTACTCGATTGAAGAACAGGTTATCCAGAAAGACCCTATAGCTGAAATCAATTCAAGACTTACAAATATCGAAAAATATTTAGGAGGACATAATGACAAATCCATTTCAAGCAATGCAGGCGTTTCGCAATCCTTCACAATTCCTAAGCCAGCAGTTACAAACTCGTATGAACCAAATGATGAAGCAGAACCCACAGGCTTTCCGGAAGATGCAAGAAATGACAAGTGGTAAATCAGAATCCGAAATGAAGCAGACTGCAATGAACCTTGCTAAGCAGCAAGGAATAGACATTAAAAGTTTCGCAAGTAATTTCGGCATCAACCTTTAATATTTGTAGGAGTCCTACAAATAACAGTCTGTCAGACTGGAAATAAACGCTTTATATAAAGGAGAACGCTTATGACAGTGAGTGATTCAGGTTCACCAATGATGTTTGGTGGAGACGGATTCGGTGGCAGCGGATTTATCTGGGCCTTCTTGATCTTCGCTTTGCTTATGGGTAATGGTGGTTTCGGTTTCGGAGGAAACGGAAATACAAATGCTCTCTCAGCCGATATGCAGAGAGGATTTGATAACCAGAACACTATGGCGAATCAGCGGGAGATTCTGTCCGCAACAAACGGAGTATATCACGATGTAGTGGCTACACTCGGAGATAAATACTCTGAACTCGCTCGTGACATTGCCGGAGTAAATGCCGGAGTATCACAGGCTATTGCAAATCAGTGTCAGCTTAACGGCGAACTGAAAATGCAGATTGCGGAAACCGGAGCTGGTATCAATGCAAACGTAGCACAGAGTCGCTATGATTCTGCTTTGAACACCGCCGCTATCAATGCCAATACTACTGCTCAGACTCAGAAAATCTTGGATGCAATTTCGCAGAACAAGATTGAAGCTCTGCAGGGTAAAGTGAATCAGCTCGAATTACAGAACGCAATGAGTAATGTAGTACGCTATCCAAATGCTTACACATACAATGCAGGTCCAGGACCATTCTGTAATTGTGGCTGTGGTGGCTATCCAGTTTATGCGTAAGGCATAAAACGACTCCCTTTATGGTGACTTATTCCGTCTGTATAGACGTTTGACATATTAGGGGAAATTAGAGGCAATTAGCGGAAATTTCCCCTATTTTTTTTAGGAGACAATTATGGCTTGTGAATGTAATAACATAACAAGATTCAGAGCAACAGAGATTGCGGTAGCAGACGGAGTAACTACAATCACAATTCCAACTACCCCTGCAATCAATAGTGGTGATGTATTCGAAATTCTTCTTGCGACTGCAGTTCCAGACGGTACTGACGGAACTCAGGTTGCCATCACCAATGGAACAATTACCGCCGCCTTGATGAATGGAAATGGCAACTATTTCAGACCGCTTCCACTTACAAGCAGAACAGTATTCCTTGTTCAGTATCTCGGTGATCCATCACATTTCCAGATTCTCAGAATATCTGGAAAGTGCTGTTGTATGAGGTAACGTATGAGAGAAGCACTTAAAGAACTTGAAAAAGATTTTAAGGACTCTGTAAAGAACATCGACTTCACTCGTTACGACCCATATAGCAGAGAGATTATGAAGCCTCTTTTTATCGGACAGTTGTATCTTGCTATGAAAGAAATCTATGAAGATGATGTAGCAGAAGAACTCGACGGTGCAAAGAAGTATTGGGAGACATATCTTGAGACAAACGATAACTCATATAAAGATATGGCACAGGACGAACTTCGACATGCTGGTATTCTCATTAAAAAACATCTTGTCGGTGCAGACGAGAAATACCGCAACGAGCTGAACGCTCACGAAGCAGAACGTCAGGACCTGCTCAAAACAATAAGGGAGGAATAGTATGGAAGTAACAAAGAAACAGATCGCTGACGGTGTATCTGCTTTTATTGACAACTGCCTTATGCCTTCCTCTGACGGCCAGATGAAACTGGTCCTCACAATGGCAAAAGACAGCATCCGTAAAGGAGACGCACTTGATTCATTCCTCGACAACTCAATGATTGAAAGTATTATTGTTGAAGACAACAATATGTATGACATCTCTCGTTTTGTCCAGGTAATGAAAGACGTGTACGAAGATTGTGATTACTACCCTATCACAATTCCAAGCGTTCCTTTAATCTCACCACAGGAACGTACTCTCAAAATTACAGAGCCTCACTTTGATAAACTTATTCATTACATAATTCCGGAGATGCCGTCTGCAGCTTCGACCATTGATGATGAATAGTGTTACGCAAAGTGTTACACAAATTTACCTTTAGATACCCACGGATAACTTGACTGTGGGTATTTTTTATTGTAAAATCCGCACATAGAACATAGAAAACCTTATATAACTATATATAACCACAGGTAGTAAATATGTTGTTGAGCTGAAAATCCGTATGTCGTTAGTTCGATTCTAACTTGTGGCAAACTTAAATTGTTATAACACAACGAATTAAAAGGCTGTCGAGCGTTATTTTAGCTGTATAAGGATTATTAAAATCTGAGTGTTACGCAAAAGTGTTACACATATTACGGAGGCTAAAATGGCAGTAGACGAGCCTTTTATTTTATCTAAAAGAAAAAACTCCCCTTACTTTCAGGTACGTTTTAAGAATCCAGACAAGACATCTAAAGAACGTTTTCTTCCGGCAAAAAGCACAAAGGAGACTGTCAGATCAAGAGCAGTTGCCAAAGCGTGGGCTATGTATAATGAAGAAACCATTGCTGCAAAATCTGCTGTACAATCTTTGAAGTATGCAGATTTATCAGATTCTGATTTACAAAAACTTGCACAAATACTAAAAGACAAAGGGATAGACGTAAGCTCTTCTGGCAGCACTGAAAAATTACTGGACTTTCTTCTTACTTTCTGGGATATAGACAAGTCTCCCTATATTGCTGAGAAGAAGAGAATGAATCGTCATATTGGTGTCAGTTATATTTTTGAAAGCCATAGAGCAATAGAGAATTTTTGGTGTAAATTTTTTACGGAAGATAAATTGCTTTGTAGTATTTCCAGGAAAGACTTGAAAGATTTTATTGAATATGTAGATAAAACTCCTTTAGGTTGGAGTAGAAAACTAAAGATATATAGAGCAGGTTCAATTGCATTAAAGTGGGCTTTTATGGATGAACGAATTGACAAAGATGTAACAGCCGGAATAGTAAGTTTTTCTGGAAAATCTAAAGAACGTAAAATTCTTACAAAAGAAATGGCTGAACTTATTTTCAGTATCAGGTGGCAAGATGAACGTTGTCAGCTTGCAAATCTAATAGCGATGCTAACTGGAATGAGGGCCGGTGAAATTATTGCCTTAAGAAAACAGGATTTGGGAGAAAGCTGTATTTATGTAAG